GCGGCAACGGTGATCTGTGGGATAACAACGTGGTTAGAACTGGGCCTGTTCATACTTGCCTATGCGTTTGTGAGGTTTGCACTGTTCAGCTACATCTGGAACATCGTCAACGGTCAGCACTGGACATATGTAGGGGTGGTTGATCCGGTGGATAGGTTTCTGCGTAAGTTCCCGGCACATGGGGTGCTGTTATCTCGAATTGTATTTCTGATTGTAGGTATTGCGATAACGATTAAAGAACTATGATAATGTACTCAGTTAAATCAAACTACAGGCTAAAGGACATTGATGATAAGCAAAGCATCATCACTGCCTACGTGTCGGTGTTCAACAATATTGACACGGACGGAGATATGGTCATGCCCGGTGCGTTCAAAAAGACTATTGCCGAAAGGGGACCGGGTGCCTCACGGGTGCGTATCAAACACCTGTGGATGCATGACCCGTACAACGTGATTGGTGTGCCGGAGGAGATGAAAGAGGACAACGAAGGGCTATTGGTGCGCTCACGTTTCGGCACCGATCAGTTCAGTCGGGACAAGCTACAGCAACATGCCGATGGTCTGATTGATGAGTTTTCGATAGGCTATCAGGTTATTGAAAGTAGGCCAGCACATGCAGAAAGTGTGGGAGATTCGCGTGATTATACCGAATTAATAGAATTAAAACTATGGGAGTACTCCTCAGTGACCTGGGGTGCCAACGCCCTCACCCGAATGATCGAGGGAAAAAGCAGTATCAAAGATCAGCTTGAGGTGATCAACGAGCGGATGAACAAGCTGACCACAGCCTTACGGAAAGGCAGATACACGGATGAGACAGCCGAGACTTTTGAGATCGAGCTGAAACAGATACAAACAATTTACAACGAGCTGATCGAATTGAAAAATGAGCCGCCGCAGGGCACTCATGAAAAGCCACCGGAAGGTACTTTAGAGGATGATCAGATCAGGGAACTTTTAAACTTATTCAAATGACAATCGAAGAAATCAAATCGCAGATCGAAGTAATCAACAAAGGGATTGATGAAAAGATCGAAACAGCTTCCAAAAAGTGGGCAGATGCCACACGGGAGGAGCAGAAGAAAACCGTTGACGAGCTGAAGGTGGACTTTGTGAAACATTCGGATATCGTCAAGAAACTCCAGGAGCATGCCGATAAGCTGGACATGAGAATCCAGAAGCAGGGCAGTGGTGAGAGAAAGCATAAGGTGGTTGAGCTGGCAGACTTTCTTAAGTCCGATGATGCTTTCAATAAGTTCAAGTCGGGACAGGTCGACAAGATGACCTCTGAAGGGCTGGCAAAAATGCTCAGTTACAAGGTGGATGATATGACCCAGGCACTCGCTTTGAGCGACGTGAACACGGTCATTCCTCCCCATAACGTGCCGGGGATCTTCTATGATCCTGACACGATGTTCAGGGTGCGTAACCTGATGCCGGTAGGTACCACCACCTCCAATCTGGTGAGGGTGGTTTATGAGAGTGCGGAAACGCTGTCCACCTATACCGATATCACCGCTGAAGGGTCCGAATACAAACAGGGTGATTTCGACCTGTCGGTACGTGATGCCGTTGTGTACAAGATCACCAACTACATCATTGTCTCTGAGGAAATGCTGGAGGATGTGGATGGTCTGGCCTCGTACATCTATGCACGTATGCCCTCAAAGATCGCCGTCAAGGAGAACCAGCAATTGCTCTATGGCACAGGGTCCAGTCAGATCAGTGGCCTGAGTACAAACGCCACCGCCTACAGCGATAACCTGGCAGATTCGACCGTCACGCTGATTGATGTGCTGGCCGATGCCAAGCGGCAGCTGGTGGATGATGAGTACACACCTACCGAGATCCTGCTTCACCCGGCAGATGCCACCAAGTATCTTAAGCTGGAGAAGGATTCTCAGGGCAGATACATCTATCCGTGGATCTTCACCAACCAGCCGATGACCATTGATGGTGTGCGGGTGGTGGAGACCACCGCCGTCACCCAGGGGCATTTCTTTGTCGGTGACTTCCGCAGGGCAGCCCAGGTCTTTGACCGGAGGCAGAACACCGTGGAGATGGTCAATACCAATGAGGATGACTTCATCAAGGGGATGATCACCGTTCGTGCAGCCGAGAGGATTGCACTGGCGATCTATCGTCCCACGGCTTTCCTCTATGGGTCCATTGCCAATGCGGTGGCTGTCGGGAGCGCCTAATCTTTAACCAGGGGAGGGGTCTTTCCCTCCCCTTTAAACTTTTTATATGAACATACTTTCCTTTGTACATGCTTACCCGCCGGACCATAACGCTGGTGCGGAGTACATGCTGCATACGATCAATAAATACATGGTCAGCAAGGGTCATAAATGCACGGTGATGACCCGCGGAGGTGATGCAGCAACGATCAAGAACGGTAAGGTTGAGTTCCGCAAGCTGTACCCAAGGGATGAGTTCGAAGGGGTACGGATCAGTCGCGAGGGGGTAACGATGTACAACAAGGTGTTCAATGATGCGGATATTGTGATCACCCACCTGGACCGCACAGGCAAGGCAATCAATCTGTGCAAGTCTTTTCAAAAGCCGTTGATCCATCTGATTCACAACACGCATTACAATGATGTGATTGTCAAGATCAATAGCCAGAACGCCGCTGTGGTATATAACAATGAATGGGTAAAGGAGAAGTTGAACTACCCACTGCGAAATTATATCCTCCATCCTCCGGTGAACCATAAGGACTATGAGGTTAAGGTAACCGGGAAAGCGATCACTTTGATTAATTGCTTTTTTTCAAAGGGTGGGAAGATGCTGGTTGAGCTGGCGAAGAGGTTCCCACATCGTAAATTCATCGGAGTGATGGGCTATGGTGACCAGGTGCTGGGCGATCTTAAGAACCTGACCTATGTTGAGAACACACCGAACATCAAGGCGATCTATAAGCAGAGCCGTATCATTCTTATGCCATCCTCTTATGAGAGCTACGGGCGGGTGGCTATCGAAGCCTGTGCATCGGGCATACCCGTTATCGCTTCCTCCACCCCGGGGCTGAAAGCATCATTGGATTATGCCGGGGTGTTCGCTAAGAAATGGGATGATCCAGATGAGTGGGAGCGGCTTGTACGCAGCCTGGATGATGAGGAGTACTACAAGAAAGTATCTGCTCTGGGCCGCAAGCGCGCAAAGGAAATGACCGAGAAAGGGTTGTCAGAGTTGGAGGGGTTGGAGAAATTTTTTGAAACTATCAAACAAAAGCCGTATGTTGTATAAAGTTGTAAGGCAGTTCAACAGCTATCGTCCGGGGACGATTATTGATCTGAATGAGCGAAGGGGCAAATCGGAGTTGAACAACGGGAACGTGGTTGAGTACAAAGAGGAGAAGGTGATTTACCAGACTAAACAGGAGAAGGGTAAAAAATACCGGAAATGAGGGACGTATACATATTGACCGAAGCGACAACCGAACCGATGACTTTGGATGAGATGATCGCCTATGTGGGTTATAAGGGAGAGGATTCACAGACCCATCAGATGATCTCTAACCTGGCGCAGTCCACCCGCTTTCGGTTGGAGCAGTATTGTGGCCGCAACTTTGCTGAGAAAACAATGGTGATGATCACTGATACGATCCGCACACGGTTTACCCTGCCGTTCCCTCCGGTTAATTCGATCACTTCGATTGAGGTCTATGATGAGGATAATGAACTGAAAACCACCTGGACCGAGGGGACTGAGTTTGTCCTGCTGGGGGGGTTTCATAAATGGATACGCGCGGAGAACTATTCCACAGGCGAGTATGTCAAAATCACCTATAAATCCGGGTATAAGGCTACCGGCGGGTTTACGCTACCCAGGGCTGTCAAACATTCAATCCTTACGCAGTTGAAGTACGATTTTGAACATCGCAGTGGGGCGGGCAGCACGGGGGATATTATGCTGATCAATGAGGCAAGGTTACTTATCGAGCCATACAGGGAGTATGAAGTTTAATATGTCAGTATCAGGTATGGATGAGTTTCGGCGGGATATGTTCCGCTACAGTAAGACTGTCCATGATAAGTTGCAGCGGGAGGTAGCCAGCACAGCGACAAAGATTCACAAGGAGGCTTCCGAGCTGGCACCTTCTGATACCGGCGGTCTACGTCAGGGCATACAGATGATGGTAGGGCAGCTCACATCCCTGGTATGGTCCTCCCGCAAATACTCTGTAGATGTTGAGCAGGGCCGGGGACCAACGCCGACAACAGCTAAAGAGCTGGTCGGATGGGTGCGGCGTAAGCTGAAGCTAAGGGGTGGGCATATGTGGGCCGTGGCAACGATCATCGCAAAAAAGATCACGGCGTTCGGCACACGGGCGCAACCGTTCTTTGAGCCGGCAGTGAGCAAATATAAGAACAGGTTCTTTGTCAATGTACGCAGGATTATAATGGAGACCAGAGCATGAAAGACCCGACACGTCAGCTACATAATGCTTACTACGATCTTTTACAAGGGGCGGTCGTGGTGAACCATACCACTATCCCTGTGTACAAATGGTATAAGCCGATTGATGATACGGCCATCTTTATCGGCCTGACAACAATGGAGGACCGGTCAACACATGATACATACATCATGGATGTGCAACAGGAAATTTATATTCAGTATAAATTACGCATGGACGATGAGAGGGACACAGCAGAGGACATCTCTGATGAGGTGGTACAACTGGTGGTGGCTGAGACGCTGATGACAATGAGTGATTTTGATAATATATATGTTGAGCTGTCCAGCGTGGAGTCGTTTGATGAGGAAACAACTGATAGTACGATTTATAAGAAAGAGTTGATTTTTAAACACATAATCGCAGAGAAAAATGGCTAAATTACATGGAAAGGACTTCGCCGTTTATGTGGCGGGGGTAAAGGTGGCAGATGCTACTGATTGTACGTTGACACTGAATCAGGAGATCATTCCTCATGCAACGTCACATGATGATGTTGACGAGGGCAATTGGGAAGCCCACGTGAGGGGTGCCCGTAGCTGGTCGGTATCGGTGAACTTTGTTGAGGACAGCAGCAATTCCTTCAGCCTGGAGGATGCTATTGACCTGATTCTGGACGCCTCCTCAGTGCAGGTGGAGTTCAGTCAGGCAACTGCATCCACGGTGTACTGGTTTGGAAATGCTTCGGCAGAGACCACCAATGCCAATGCCCCTATGGGATCGGTCAACGGGGGGATAACCTTCCGCGGTAACGGTACACTGAGCAAGGCCACCATATCCGCTTCGTAATGATTGACGGGGTAATTGTCGAGCGGCTGCCCGTCAATCGCTTACTACGGCGTAAGGTCAAGCTGTGGTTCGGTATGTACGTATGGCAGAGCATTGCCGAGGCAAAAGATTTGCCCTATGAGGACTTGGGGACAATCGGCAATGAGGATCTGATCTGTCAGGCGATGTACTACGCTATTGAGTATGGGGCGTTCAAGGATCGCAAACCCTGGCGGCGCATGTCGATTGGCACAGTACGCCGGTCATATGAGCTGATGCCGCAGAAGCAGCTACAGCGTATTGTGGACTGTCTGGTCAAGTCCAAGATCGGGGGGGAGACAATCCTTAACCTGCTGTCGGACGATAAAAAAAAACCAGCGCAGGAGAAATGAAGGATTTTGCCATAGGAACATTAGGACTGTCGGTGGATGAATACTACTCAATGACGATGGGTAACTTCGTCCGCCGGTCACTGGGGTTCATCAAGAATCAGTGGGTAACGCAGCGGGAGGTGATCGCAGCGGTATACTCAGCGTTTGGTGGCAAGGTTACCGGGGAGGAGATATTTCCTTTCGGCACGGCACCCCCGCCGGCTGTACCCACGGAGGAGGAC